GTGATGGTTCATCGCCTGATTCTAGAGCATTAGTAGGCGTTCAAAAAATGGCAGCAGCCAATTCAAACACAGCAACGCGTCATATCCTTGATGCTGGTTTATTCTTAACAGCAGAAACAGCCGAGTGTTTATCACTACGTATTTCTGATATTATAGAGTTTGATCCTTCGCGTGAAGCGTTTATACAAAAAATCGGCAGCCATAACGTAGGTATTTTAGCTGAGCTAGAAGACTTACACTTGCACGACTTTGGTATTTCATTAGAGCTTTCGCCGGATGACGAAGAAAAAGCGTTACTAGAAAACAATATTCAAACTGCATTATCTGCAGGACTTATTGATTTAGATGATGCTATTGATATACGTGAAGTTAAAAACTTAAAGCTAGCTAACCAGTTATTAAAGCTACGCCGTAAGAAAAAACAAGAGCGTGATCAAATGATGCAACAACAAAATATGCAAGCACAGGCACAAGCCAATGCTCAAGCACAACAAGTTGCAGCGCAATCTGAAATGCAGAAAGATCAAGCTGCATTACAAACTAAGTCTCAGCTAGAACAACTTAAAGCTCAACTAGAGCAAGCAAGAATTGACAAAGAAGTTGAGGCTAAGATGCAATTAATGGCATTGGAGTTTCAGTATAACATGAAGCTTAAAGGCTTAGAGGTTGATGCCGCTAAAACTAAGATCTCAGAAACTGAAGATCGCAAAGACAAAAGAACAAAAATTCAAGCTACACAACAAAGTGAGCTTATAGACCAAAGACAAAAAGGCGGTTCGCCTAAAGACTTCGAATCCTCTGGTAATGATATACTTGGTGGGGGTTTCGGTTTAGGAAGTTTCGAACCTAGGTAATAATAACCATAACAATTATATAATATTTTATCATGAGTGAAGAAACCAAAGACACATCCCCTGTTTCGCAGGGCGATGATGGTACTATTAAAGTGGATTTTTCAGCAGTATCTCAGGAAGCACCAGCAGAAGAAACTGTTGAGCAACCTGTAGAAGATGCACCTGTTAAGGAGCCTGTTGTTGAAGAAACACCAGTACAAGAAGAAACACCTGTAGAAGAACCTACAGAAGCAGCGGCTGAAGAGCCTGTTCTAATGGAAATTACAGACGAAGAGGCAGAGGTTGCAGCGCACCAGCTTGACGAACAAATCGCTGAAGCTGTTTTAGAGCAGGAAAAAACTGGCGTTGAATTACCGGAAAACATTCAGAAGGTTGTAGACTTTATGAATGAAACAGGGGGATCATTGGAAGATTACGTTCGTCTAAACACAGACTACTCTAGTCTTAACGAGGATCAGCTGCTTCGCGAGTACTATGAAACTAAGTATAGTGCTTATGATAGAGAGGACATCGACTTTTTATTAGCCGATAAGTTTTCTTACGACGAAGAGCTTGATGATGAACGCGAAATACGCTTAAAGAAATTAGAGCGCAAACAAGCACTAGCAGAAGCTAAAAATCATTTAGACGGCTTAAAGTCTAAATACTACGATGAAATTAAGATGGGTTCAAGATTGAATCCTGAACAGCAAAAAGCGATTGAATTTTTCAATCGTTATAATAAGGAGAGTGAAGAGGCTGCAAAAATAGCAGAACGACAAACCAGTAGGTTTAAACAAGAAAGCGAGAAAGTATTCAGCGACAAATTCGAAGGTTTCGATTACAGCGTTGGAGACAAAAAGTACCGCTTTAAGGTTAAAGACGCTGGCCAGGTTAAGGAAACTCAAGGCGACATTAACAACTTTATCAAGAAGTTCTTGAACGAAAAGGGAGAAATGCAAGATGCTAAGGGTTACCATAAATCGCTGTTCACCGCTATGAATGCCGATCAAGTTGCACAACACTTTTACGAGCAAGGTAAAGCCGATGCAGTAAAGGACAGTATGGCACGCACGAAGAATGTTGATATGAATCCGAGAGGGGCTCATGAAAAAGTTACAACACAAAACGGGTGGACTATACGCGCTGTAAATGATGGCGAAAGCACTTCTAAACTCAAAGTCAAGTTTAAAAAATAATTCATTAAAACAAATAAGAAATGAGTTTTGCAACGTCGCCAGCTGGTCTGGCAAACTTAGCTCACCTTACTCCACGTCCTATCAAGGGCTTGTTTGGTGACAATTATCTGTCTGTGGCTGACATGGACTTTACACAACAATTCCTTCCTGAGGTATACGAGAAAGAAGTAGAGCGCTACGGAAACCGTACAGTATCAGGATTCTTGCGCATGGTTGGTGCAGAAATGCCTATGGCTTCTGACCGCGTAGTATGGCAAGAGCAAGGACGTCTTCACATCGCTTACGACGGTATTACTGTTGATGCTGATGGTGATGCACTTACTATGCCTGCTGGTCACTTGATCGGTGCGGGTATGACTTTGGTAGTATCTAAAGGATACGTAAGCCACAAAGCATACGTTACTTCTGTATCTGGTAATACTGTAAACATTGCTGTTTACGATACTTCTGATGCAAACTTGAGTAGCACCTTTGATGCTGCTACTGATGCTAAAGTATTTGTTTACGGTTCTGAGTACACTAAAGGTTCTAGCGGTGCTGGAAACTCAATGGATGCTTCTTTCACTACTTTTGACAACAAGCCTATCATCTTACGTGATAAGTACAATGTTAAAGGTTCTGATGTAGCTCAAATTGGTTGGGTTGAAGTAACTACTGAAGCTGGTACTTCTGGTTACTTATGGTACTTGAAGTCTGAGCACGAGTCTCGTCTACGTTTTGAAGACTACTTGGAGATGAGCATGGTTGAAGCTGAAAAAGCTCAGACTACTATTGCTCAAGCTGCTGCTTTTGGTAACACTGCTTCAATCGAAGGTTCTGAAGGTCTATTCGCGGCTCTAGAGTCTCGCGGTTTGGTATTCAACGACCAAGATTTCAATAACGCTACTGGTTTGACTGGTTTGGGTGACTTCGACGTTATCCTTCAAGAATTAGACAAGCAAGGTGCTATTGAGGAGAACATGATGTTCTTGGATCGTCGTACTGCTTTAGATATCGACAACATGCTTGCACGTGCTAACAGCTACGGAACAGGTGGCACTTCTTACGGAGTATTCGATAACTCTGAAGATATGGCTTTGAACTTAGGTTTCTCTGGATTCCGTCGTGGTTCTTACGATTTCTACAAGACTGACTGGAAATACTTGAACGATTCTGCAACTCGCGGTAGCATTGCTGACGTAGAGGGTGTTATTGTTCCTGCTGGTACTTCTACTGTATACGACCAAAACTTAGGTCAGAACATCGCGCGTCCGTTCTTACACGTACGTTACCGTGCTTCTGAAGCTGAAGATCGTCGTATGAAGTCTTGGGTTACTGGTTCAGTTGGTGGCAACTACACTAGTGATGCTGATGAAATGAACGTACACTTCCTTTCTGAGCGTGCACTTTGTGTTCAAGCTGCGAACAACTTCGTAATGCTGAAGAAAACTACTGCTTAATTAGCGTAGTTAATCAAAAATATTACCCTCGTCCTTGTGGCGGGGGTAATTATTACCTTTATTTAATTATATTATATCATGGCACAAGCTAAAAAGCCCGCAGCAAAGCCTGCGGTAAAAAAAACAGCACCTGCAGCGGCAGTTGTTGAAGAAGCAGTTGCGGCACCCGTCGCAGCACCTGCACCTGTAGATACATGGGTTATCAAAGACAGATTGTACGAAATTACTTCAGGACGTAAACCACTGGCGTTTACATTACCTACCGTACATTCAGCTCGCACTCCCTTGTTATACTTTGATGAAAAATTGGGATACAACCGTGAATTGCGTTATGCAACTAACCAGCGTACCCCATTCGTTGATGAGCAACAAGGAACTGCAACATTAGGTCGTATCGTATTTAGAGACGGCATTTTGAGGGTACCAAAAGAAAATATAGTTTTACAAAAACTTCTTTCTTTATACCACCCATATACACTGCAAGGTCGCATTATGGAATATAAGCCAGAGCAGATCGCTGCAAACGAAACTGACTGGATTGAATTAGAGCTAGAAGCGATGACCGTTGCAAAATCAATGGATATCGACGAAGCTGAAGCAATTTTAAGAGCTCAATACGGCTCACAACAGGTATCTAACGCGTCTTCTAAAGAACTAAAACGTGATTTACTAATACTTGCGCGTAATAACCCTAGTCTCTTCTTAGACTTGGCTAATGACGACAACGTAATGCTGCGTAACATTGGAATCAAAGCTACCGAAACGGGAATTTTGAGTTTATCACAAGACCAACGCACATTTACATATGCAAGTAACGGAAGAAAGCTGTTAACAGTACCGTTTAATGAACATCCATATTCAGCACTCGCTGCTTACTTTAAAACAGATGAGGGTATGGAAGTATTACGAGCCGTAGAGAAACAGCTATAATACATATCTTTTTGTGATTAGGCTGCTGTAACAAGCGGCCTAATTACTTAATATACATAAACAAACACAAAATGGCAGTAAGCGTAGATACAGTATACCAAAGAGTATTGGCTATCCTTAACAAAGAACAAAGAGGGTACGTAACTCCTCAGGAATTTAACTTGTTTGCAAACCAAGCACAGTCTGATATTTTTGAGCAGTATTTCTATGACATTAACCAGTTCGGTAGAATGCATGGTAATGACACTGAATACTCTGACATGCTTAACCTCTTGAATGAAAAAATAAACATATTCGAGAAGAATGGTAGTATGACCTACTCTGCTCCTAACTGGACGGTCCCTAGTGATCTTTACCGGTTAGGTACAATTATTTATAATGGTATTGAAGCCGAGCGTATTAACGCAAACGAATATTTATATATCAATGCTTCTCCACTTACTAAGCCCACTAACGATCGCCCAATATTTGTAGCAAATTCTTCAGGCTATAAGGTGTATGGTGCGGCTGCATTAACTTCAGGAGTATCGTGTAATTATATTAAAGTACCTGCAACAGTTGAATGGGCATATAACACAGTGGCCGGAAGAGCTGTATATAATTCAACGAATGCTACTGATTTTGAGTTGCATGCTTCTGAAGAAACCGAACTGGTTTTTAAAATATTACAACTAGCAGGGCTTTCTATTAAAGAACTTCAGGTTTACCAAATTGGTAACCAAATGGAAGGGCAAAACACACAACAAGAAAAAGCTTAATAAATGGGATTAATTAATCAAACACAAAAGCTCTATTACGAAGGCGCTGACGGCAACTGGAATAGCGGAGATGAAAATTACGGTGATTACCAGTTTGTAAGCATTAAAGATATCATTAACAACTTCATTATTGCTTATGTTGGAGAAGATAAAATCATTAGCAAAATTAAGCGCACGGATGTTGCATTTCATGCTCAGCGTGCTTTACAAGAGCTTTCCTTCGATATACTACCCTCGGAAAAAGCTTTAGAAATTGAATTAGGGCCAGCGCTAGAAATGATTTTGCCACAAGACTACGTTAACTACGTTCGTTTTAGCTGGGCAGATGCAGGCGGTATAGAACACATTATCTATCCTACACGTCACTCGAGCAACCCCCAAGCTATTGTCCAAGATTCTGATTACGAATACACGTTTGATGGCAATGGTGAAAAGCAGTATGCTAATAAGTCTGAAACTTTAAAGAAGTTTGAAGCATCTAACCATGAAGCTAATAGTAAAGCAGAGCTTAGCACCAGTGAGCTCTTTAACCTTTATCGTCACGGTAGACGCTATGGGCTAAATCCCGAGTTTGCTCAAGGTAATGGTGTGTTCTACATTGATAAGCTTAAGGGTATCGCACACTTTAGCTCTAGCTTGGTAAACAAAATTGTTACATTAAAGTACATCAGTGACAGCTTAGGATCTGACGAAGATATGCGAGTGCATAAATTTGCAGAAGAAGCCGTTTACAAATATCTAGCTCATGCCATTCTGGCAACAAGAGCCAATACTCAAGAATATTTAGTCGCACGCTTTAAGAAAGAAGCGTTTGCAGCAAAAAGAGTTGCAAAACTCCGTATGTCTAACCTTAAGATTAGCGAGATTGCTCAAATCATGCGCAACCAGGCTAAATGGATTAAACACTAATACATGCCAAAACTAGCACACAACTTTGTCCAGGGTAAAATGAACAAGGATCTTGATGAGAGACTTGTGCCCAATGGCCAATATCGTGACGCCCTAAACATTCAGGTTTCAACATCTGAAGGTTCGGACGTCGGCGCTGTTGAGAACATATTAGGTAATACTAAACTAAATAAAAAGTCGTCCTCTGTAAATTGGGCGGCTAATTTTGGTTTAACCTCTGCACAATGTATAGGTACGGCTAGAGATACTCAAAACAACAAGTTGTATTGGTTTGTTACCTCGGCATCGGTTGACACTATATTAGAGTATGATGAAGCCACAGGCTTTGTTGCCCCTATATTGG